GTACCCCGCCCCCGTCTTAATTCCGTGGGTCCCATCCCCCCGGGGGGTATCAATTTGCGTTTTACGGCTTGCGGTCCGTGCCTGCGCCAGGCTACGGTTCCCTCGCCGGGTTTCCTCCCTTTCCGGTTGCTGAACTTGGCCCGCTGGCTGTGTGGATTACCCCGGCTGGCGGGCTCTTTCCGCCCCACACCTCGCGGCTATCGTCACAGGGCGCGTAAAAAGCATGGATTTAGCTGAACTGTTGCCCAAAATACGGCTGCTGCCGCCTGCGGAGCAGGCCAACATCCTAGAAATGCTGGGTGTCCTGGAAGCCGCGCAAGATAAGGCGCAGGCGCAGAAACATTTCCTCCCGTTTGTGTATAAAATGTGGCCCGGCTTCATCCACGGCGAACATCACAAGATAATGGCCGAGGCTTTTGACCGTGTGGCGGACGGTTCGTGCAAAAGATTGATCGTGAACATGCCTCCCAGGCACACCAAAAGCATGTTTGCGTCTTATTTGCTCCCGGCATGGTTTCTAGGTAAGTTTCCAGATAAAAAGATTATCCAGGCCACGCATACCGCGGAGTTGTCGGTCAACTTTGGGCGTAACACCCGCAATCTGCTGGCCAGCGAGGATTTCCAGGCGGTTTTTGACGGCGTGGCGCTGCAATCGGACAGCAAAGCGGCGGGACGCTGGTCCACAAACGCGGGCGGGGAGTATTTTGCGGTAGGTGTGGGCGGCGCTATCGCCGGCAAGGGCGCGGACCTGTTCATTATCGACGATCCGCACACCGAACAGCAGGCCATCGCCGCCGCGCACGACCATAGCATATACGACAAGGCGTTCGAGTGGTACACCTCCGGGCCGCGCCAGCGCCTCCAGCCGGACGCAGCCGTAGTCGTCGTCATGACCCGCTGGGGAAAGCGCGACCTTACCGGGCGGCTGCTACAGAGCAGTACGGATCGGGATGGCGTGTCTGAGTGGGAGGTGATCGAGCTGCCGGCGATCCTGCCCAGCGGCAAACCGCTCTGGCCGGAGTATTGGTCGCTGGAGTCGTTGCACGCGCTGAAGGCGGAGCTGCCGGCGGCCAAATGGAACGCGCAATATCAGCAGTTGCCCACCAGCGAGGACGGCGCGATCCTCAAGCGGGAGTGGTGGCGCCGCTGGGATCGCAAGAAGCCGCCGGAGGTGGAGCTGGTGATGGTGTCGGTGGACACAGCCTACACGCGCAACACCAAGTCGGATTACTCGGCGTTCACGGTGTGGGGTGTCTTTCAACACGCGGACGACCGTGGCGTGGCGGGGCCTAATTTGATCCTGCTGGACGCCTTCCAGGACCGCTTGGAGTTCCCCGCGCTCAAGGCGCTCGCGATGGAGACGTATAAGGAGTGGGAGCCGGACGTGTTCCTGGTCGAGGCCAAGGCATCCGGGCTGCCGCTGATCCACGAGATGCGGCAGATGGGTATTCTGGTATCCGAGTTCACGCCAAGCCGCGCCTCCGGGGATAAGATCATGCGCGCGAATAGCGTCACGGACCTGTTTGCCAGCGGGGTTGTCTGGGCGCCGGAGACCAAGTGGGCGGACGAGCTTATCGAGACGTGCGCGGCGTTTCCTAACGGGGATCATGACGATCTGGTGGACAGCACCGTGATGGCCTTGATGCGCTACCGGCAAGGCGGATTTATTAGACTTGCTACCGATTATGACGCTGATTACGATAAGGCGCCTGAGCGGCGGCATGTGGAGCCCTACTATTGAACCGGCGTCGAGGGGTATGTGAGTGGCAATAGCTAAAGCCTTGAATCCGTACGGCGACGTTCGTGGCGAACGGCTGTCTGGTATCCCCCGCGCCAAAGGCCGCGCTGCGCCCCTTGAGCCAGACCTGGCGAACGATGACGGTGACGACGATGATGATGGCGGTGGCGGCCTACGTATCGGCATCGTCAACCCGGAAGCAGTCGTCATCGAGGATGAGGACGGCAGCGGCGGCGTGACCTTGCTGTTCGGCGCCGAAGAAGAGCCTCTGGAGCCGGCCTTCGGGTCTAACCTGGTGGAGTTTCTGGACGACAAGCTGCTCGCCTCGATCAGCGACGATCTGGTGTCGGACTTCAAGACGGACCTGCTGTCTCGGTCGGACTGGGAGCGTACGTATAAGAAGGGCCTGGACCTGCTTGGGCTGAAGATTGAGGACCGGTCGACGCCGTGGCCGGGCGCGTGCGGCGTGTTCCATCCGATTTTGGCGGAAGCGGCCGTGCGGTTTCAATCCCAGGCGACGATGGAGACCTTCCCCGCTGGCGGCCCGGTGCGGACCAAGATCATCGGCAACATCACGGTTGAGAAGGAGCAGCAGGCCCGTCGGGTCTCGCACGACCTCAACTACTTCCTGTTGGACCGCATGAGTGAGTTCCGCGCGGAGCATGAGCGGCTGCTGTTCAGCCTGCCGCTGGCCGGCGCCGCGTTCAAGAAGGTCTACTACGACCCCAGCCTGGGGCGCCCGGTGTCGATGTATATTCCGGCGGAGGATTTCGTGGTGCCCTACGGCGCCAGCGATCTTATCTCTTGCCCGCGCTACACGCACATCATGCGTAAATACCCCAACGAGGTGCGGAAGCTGCAAGTCGTGGGCTTCTACGCGGATGTGGAGCTGCCCGAGCCTACGACGACGGTGCGGGAAATCCAACAGGCCAAGGATGACCTATCCGGCGAGGATATGGTCCAGAACGATGACCGGCACACGCTGCTGGAGATCAACGTAGAGTTGGACCTGGAAGGGTTCGAGGATTGCGACGAAGACGGCGAGCCTACCGGCGTGGCGCTGCCGTATGTCGTGACCATCGACGAGCAGTCGGGCACCGTCTTGTCGCTCTATCGCAACTGGAAGGAAGAGGACCCGCTCAAGCTCAAGCGTATCCACTACGTCCAGTATAGCTACGTCCCCGGCTTTGGGTTCTACGCCTTCGGGCTGATCCATCTGGTCGGCGGCATCGCCAAGAGTGCAACCAGCATCCTGCGCCAGCTTGTGGACGCGGGGACGCTGGCGAACCTGCCGGCGGGGCTCAAGGCGCGGGGGTTGCGTATCAAGGGCGACAGCACGCCGCTGATGCCGGGCGAGTTCCGCGACGTCGATGTCCCGAGCGGGGCGATCAAGGACGCTATCACCTTCCTGCCGTATAAAGAGCCGTCGCAGGTTCTGGCCGCGCTCCTCGGCACCATGGTGGAGGAGGGGCGGCGCTTCGCGTCGATTGCAGACCTTCAGATCGGCGACGCCAATCAACAGGCCCCCGTCGGCACCACCCTTGCGCTGATGGAGCGCGCGATGAAGGTGATGTCGGCGGTTCAGGCGCGGCTGCATGCCTCGCTCAAGCAAGAGCTCGACCTGTTGGTGGACATCATCAAGACCAACATGGGTTCGGATTACGACTATGATACGGACCCCGGCACGACGCGAACGAAGGATTACGACGGGCGCGTAGATGTGATCCCGGTCACGGACCCCAACGCGGCGAGCCTGTCCCAGCGGGTGGTCCAGTATCAAGCGGCGCTACAGCTCGCGGCCGGAGCGCCGCAGATGTATGACCTGCCGGAGTTGCATCGGCAGATGCTGGGGGTTCTGGGCATTAGCGGCGTGGATAAGATCATCCCGCGCACGGACCAGATGAAACCCCTGGACCCGGTGACGGAGAACATGGCGATCTTGAACGGCAAGCCCGTCAAGGCGTTCGTGTATCAGGATCACAAGGCGCACATCCAGGTTCATCAGACCGCGATGCAGGACCCTAAAATCAAGGCGATTGTCGGCCAGTCTCCCTTGGCGGGCGCGATTATGGCTGCTGCCTCCGCGCACATGAACGAGCACGTCGCGTTCCAGTATCGGCGCGAGATTGAGCTACAGCTTGGCGTCACCTTGCCGGCGGCGGAGGAGCACCTGCCCGAGGATATCGAGGTGGATATCTCCCGGCTTTCAGCCTTGGCCGCGGTCAAGCTGCTGCAAAAAGACCAGGCTGAGGCGCAACAGATGGCGCAGCAGCAGCAGGCGCAGGACCCTCTCGCGCAGGCGCAGCAGGCGGAGCTACAGATCGCGCGCGACGAGCTGATGCTGAAGAACAAGATGGCGGACGCGGACGTGCGGCTACGCACGGCACAGTTGGCCGTGGAGCAGGAGCGCATTGCGTCGCAAGAGCGCACGGCTCATGCGGCGTTGGTACACAAGGCGCGGGCACAGGACGAGGAGAACGCGATGGCGCGGGAGGCGGCGCAGGTCAAGCGTACGCTGGACGGCGTGGCTGCCGCCGCGGCCATCGGCCAGAAGCAGTCCGTGCAAGACCTGGCGCAGACCAAGCATCAACTGGCTGGCGTAACCGCTGCGGCGTCGGTTGGGGAGATGCAGTCCGCGCAAGAGGCCGGGGAAGCGGCGCGAAAGCTACAGGCGGCGGAGATCATGTTGAAACTGGCTACGCAAGGCGGCCAGGCCCAGGCCTCATCGTCCGTCCCGCCACCCGAACCCGGGGGGATCGCCTAAATGATCCTAGACCCCATCGAAACCGGTGTGCTGCGCCTTTTGCGAGCCAACATCCGCACCGCGCTGAACGAGCGCGCGGACCACATCGCCGGCGGCGGCGCCGTTGATTACCCCGAGTATCGGCACCAATGCGGCGTCATTGAAGGTCTCGCCCTTGCAGAGCGAGAGCTGTTGGACCTGATCGAGCGGGTCGAGAAAACTGACTGAGATACCGGCCATACCGGCCGCACGGGCCGCGTCACCCTTAAGGCGCGCGAGAGGACCACACCATATGATGCCTGTTGTAGACCTAAAGCCGTAT